GATCTGTTGTAGTTAAATCTACTTTTTTATTTATAAAACTATTAGCCATTAATTTAAAAAGAAGTTTTCTGCTTCTACCTCATCCTTTAATTCTTGTTGAAACGTGGTGTTTAATTTTTCTACAATTGCATCAAGGTCTCTTACCTGAGCTTCTGCTGTAGGTAAATCATATTCTACACTTGGTCTTGTTAATACTTGTACTATTTTTGCCATTATCTTCTTCCATCTGGTTGTATATCTAATCTAAAACTTCCTAATTTCCAACTTTGACTAGCAGCTGTGTTTTCTACTTTTAACGCAATAGCTCTTGCTCTTGCACGTGTATCTACTTTTTTTGTAGATGACGATACTGTAAATGGTCCAAGTGCAGAACCAGCTTGACTATCGTTTGGAAAATCTCTTAATTGTAGTGTAACTTGTGTGTTACCAGTTTGAGATATAAAATCTGGTATAAATCTTCTTATCTTCATTATAAATTCACCATCTCCTCTAAGATCTGCTGCTCCTGTAGTTTGACCTAAAGCAGTTGTTCTTTGACTTATATCAAAATCTCCTGATGATATATTTGCAGTTATTGCAGTCGTAGCACCACCTTGAACTTGATCTGTTCCTGTTTCGTGTTGATAGTATATTGTTCTACCTTCCGTATTGCCCACGACATCAAAAGATGAATCGTTGCCTGCAGTGTATTCTGTTGCATGTGGACTACCAAATACAGCAGAATCTTGCCACATAGTTCTAGCTAAAGATCCAACTGTCCATACTGGTCTTTGTGGTGAAGAGTCAAAATAATTATAACAGACCATTCTGTTTACAACAGAGGATCCTGTAGTTGGATAGAACCACATAACCTCACCAAATAAATTATTTAATCCAGCTGATACCATTTGGTTACCAGATTCTAAATTTATATTATCATAAACAAAGTCTTCTACTAAACATGGTAGTGACTCTAGTTTACCAGCATATCTAAAAAAACCATTCTCTGACATCCAATATGCAGAACCATCAACCTCAACACAAGCATTCTGTCCAACAAGTCCACAGTGTGTTCCAACCTGTGCAAACGCAAACGTAAATGGTTGACCAACAAAACGCATTGTAAATAAAGCCGTATCTGTCCAAACAAGAATTGAATCTCTACCTCTAATAGCTCCTCTGATCTGTGATCCGTCAGCCAGTCTTTGTGTACCGGCTGTATTGGTTGCTGTAGGTGTGTATGTATTTATATCTTCTTGGTCTGAGAATCTTATAAACATATCATCTTGTGTTGATGTGTCTCCAATAGTTGTCTCTGTTCCAAAGAATACCAAGTGACGATCCGGTGTAGATACCAACATGTGTCTCGATGCAGTCGGTGCTCCGGATATAATTGTAGCTCTTGTGTTCTCTGCTCCTGCTGCTGCAGAGTTCCATTCGAATACAGCACTATCGTGAATCAGACAGATAGCCTTGTCACCAAAATTATCTAGTGACCACATACCAGGTTCTAAAACCAAATCACCCGATGCTGCCTCACCCCATGCAACAAAGTTTGTCGTGCTTGTAACTGCATCTCCTGCACCATGTGATGCAGCGTCTGTTCCTCTGACCTCTCTTGTAACACCTGTTAGTTCATTCGATGTGCTGATGCCTGTATAAGATATTTCTTCTGTTCCTATCTTTATAAAATTTGTACCCGTATCTGGAAACTGTGATACATCAGCTAATATAATACCAGTTGTTGTTGAAGAGTTTATTGCACCAGATAAAGTTGTTGTAGGCTCCCCTGCTACCTCACCACCAAAAGTTCCAAGAGACCAACCAAAACCTTTTGCCTGCACTGCTGGTCCTACAGGATAGTAGTGTTGAACTCTAATACCACCAGATGTTGTTGCACCAGATCCTGACTCTGCTGATGGCATTGTAACCGTAATAGTTGTGCTTGATGGCACAGTTGTTACCATGAATTTTTTGTCGTTAAAATCTGCAGCTACAAAATCAGAATCAGTAATAGAACTAAAACTGTCTAGTAAAACTATATCTTGTTCACCTATACCATGATCTCCGCTAAAAGTTATTGTAACAGATGTTGATCCGTTGGTCGTGGTGAACGCACTTGTAAGCGTTGTTGTGGATTTAATAGGGTGTATATCATAATACACACCACCAGAGAATGCATATAAGATTCTGTTTGTACCGATAATGGCATATTTTCTAGCTTTGCTATTTACAAAATGATGAAGTCCACGACCTGCCCCTGTAAGAGCATCGTCTCCTAATTGTTTCCAACCACCTATTTTTTCAGGTGTGCCATATCTAAATCTAACGTTATCACAATCTATCCACTGACCTTCTGCTCCTGTGGGTGTGATTTGTTTATTAATACCTGGCTGAAAACCTATCTTTTGTAACATAATAAATCCATGTATAGCAAATTTATTACTTATTTAACAGAGTAAAAGCACGGGGGTGTGGTTGTGGTGGTAACCCCCGCACCAGTCTATTTTATAGACTATTTTTTAGGTATAGTCAACTTCCTACCCTTAAACCAAGATGGAAGACCCAGAAAAGGTCTTTTATCTAAAGCATTCTCTTTTGCATTTTTAGATCCTGCTTTGTTATAGTGTAAAAAAACTTGTCCACAATCTTTACCTGTAAATTCTTCTCTCCAGTGTTCTAAGTCACAACCAGAATATATTAACATGTCTCCTTGTTTAAGATCAACTTTAAGACCTGCTTGACCTTTTTTACCTGTTGGATCTAAATATATCGGCCATGGGTCACCACCTAAATTTAATGTTGTAGATATTTCACAAGAATATCTATCTTTATGTCTAGCAAGGACATCACCTTTTTTATAAATTCTAGCATACGAATATGTTTCTGATAATTTTAAACCTGTGTGTTTTTCCATTACCGGTTTTACTTTTTGCAATAACGTATCCATTGCAATATCACTGTAGTGTGAATATGTGTTTGGAACTTGTTCATCAGTCCATACACCAAAATAGTCAGTAAAAGGTGAAATGTATCTAGTATCAAATAATACCTTTGCTACATTTCTTTTATTTAAAAAATAACTATAAACAAAATCAGCTAATTCTTTTGATATTGCATTTTTTAATACTGTATATTTATTTTTTTTAAATGACATTATTTATTCCCTCCGTGTTGTAAAACTGTTTTTGGTATTGCCTGACAATTCCAATGTATAAATCTAAAAGGTTCATAACCTAAATCCGGTATATATTGATGAGGCATGTAAGATGGAAAAAATATCATACGGCCTGGTTTAACTTGATAATTAATTTGTGAAGTAGCATATGTTACTTTTGATTTATCTTTTTCTGGTAAAAGATTCATAACATTACCAGGTCTAGGATCGTCAAACACTGGAAGAGATGTTCTCTCACTAGCTTTTAAAAAATAAAAACCAGACATATGTCCATTCCAATGAGTGTGTAAACTATGATAACCTGTGCCTTTTGATGCAAATTCTTGCACCCATAATTCTGTAAGAAAAACTTGGTAGTTATCTAAATCAAAACCCATTTCTATTAATAAATTATGAGAAGTTGCAATAACATAATTCTGTAACTCTAAAAAATTAGGATCGTTAACTAAAGTTGTTGAATGAAATACTTTACCAGCATCTCCTTTATTTCCATATTTTTTATTTCTATCATTAATTTCTTTTTTTAAATTCTTTTTTGATTGTTCTATATAAGGATCAGATGCCTCATTTAATTTATCAACAAAGCTTGGTTCATCTGCCCACCATATAGGACATGCAAAATATGACTCTCTTGTTAATTGTTTTGGAAACATTAATATATTTTGTTTTTTATTTTTTTTCTTTTTCATTTAAACGGCCATCCTAAATTCCATATTACTAAACTATATCTTGATCCTTTTTTAACTGGACATACCCTATGCCATACAAAACCTGGAAAGACAACTAAAGATCCTTTTGGTAAAATCTCTTTACACTTTACAGGGTTTCTAGGTTTATCAGGGTCTAAGTTTCTAAAATCAAATTCTAGTTCACCACCTTTATATTCTTTTGAATCTGATAAACTAACTGTTACAGATAATTTTCTTATTTTACCATGTGTTGGGTCTTGAGGGTTTTGTTGATTAAAATAAGGTTTGTCCCAAGAATCACAATGCCAATCATAATACTGTCCTTTTTCATATTTAGTAAATTGACAATTTTCTGAAAAATCCCATTGAAAATTCCAACCTGCATTTGCGTTTGCTTTATGCACATATGGTTGTATTTCTTTATAAATCCATTGGTCATTCATCCAAACAATGTTTGAATCTCTTTTCTTTTTTAAATCTTTTATCTGTTTTTGATTTAATTTTTTATTACCAAAACCACCTGTGACTGCCATTTGATCTTGTAATGATTTACCATATTTTACAATGTCATCACAAAGTCTAGAGGGTATCGCTGATTGAAAATACCAATAATAGTTTGTTAAGTTCATATATCTTTATATGAAGCTTATATCATTTAATAAGAGATAGTCAAGGTTCCAGAAACTGTGAATGTTGCAACAACGTCGTTCGCTGGTCCAACACAACTTGTTTTAGAATTTGTGCCAGGACTTACTGATATTCTAGGTCCTGATGGTCCTGGGAATCTAAAGATAGCTGTTCCTGATCCACCACCTCCTGCTCCAGCACCAGCACCTCCGCATGATCCTCCGGCTCCACCTCCACCACCAAGATTAGCAGTACCAGGCTGTCCTAGGACTGGAGATGTTGGATTACCAGCTCCACCTGATCCTTGATTACCACCTCTGCCTCCTCCACCTGGACCTCCAGCACCCGATCCTGCTCCACCAACGTTAGCATTAGCACCTCCGCCACCACCACCAGCTCTTGTTACAGAAGAACCTGTTATTGAATTTGCAAGTCCATTACCACCGGCTTGTCCAGCTGAACCTCCTGGTCCAACTCCAACACTTCCAGCGCCACCACCGCCACCACCTCCTGGTCCTGTAGGTGGAGATAATTGAGATGGTCCACCAGCATTACCTTGATTTGTTGTTCCCGATCCAGCGCTATGACATGAAGGATTAGAACGTGCTTGTCCACCACCTGATCCACCAGGTGAACCACTAGCTGGCATTGAAGGGGCTGGTGTATTAGGTCCATAATCTCCAGATCCACCCTTACCGCCACCAACTGCTGCAACAGGGACAAAAGGAACACATGTATTGCTCCCATTGGTTCCAGCATTTCCAACACCAAATGATCCTGAAGGTGGGCTACCAGGGAAAGGCATTGTTGCCCCACCAGCACCGATAGTTACTGCATAAGATCCAAAAGAAAGATCTGAAATAGCAGCGACATTAGGATTACAGTATGAATGATAGTGACCACCAGCTCCACCTCCACCACCAGTTCTTCCACCTCCACCAGAACCACCACCAGCTAATAATAAAAATTCACAAGAGGACACAGGGGTTGTTGGTTCAATCCATGTTCCACCTCTTCTTGCACTATATTGGCTTTGTAATGACCACACACCACTTGCTTTATTTAATTCTTTTACGATAACTAATCCTGATCCACCTGCTCCACCTGGTTTACCACCAGATGGATTTGCGATAGATCCACCACCACCGCCACCACCGCCAGTATTGGTTGTACCCGCAGTTCCAGCAACGCCTTTTCCACCACCGCCACCACCGCCAGTTCCACCTGCTCCTGCAGGTTTTCCTGATGCACAAGAAGGTCCACAAAAAGTTCCTCCTCCGCCACCACCAGAGTAAACTCCACAATTTGGTGTTCCTGGAAAATCAGGGCTTACATTTGTTCCTGCTCCTCCAGCTCCTCCAGCAGTTCCAGGCACTCCATTTGCACCGACAGCGCCGGCACCTCCACCACCGCCTGAAGCAAATGCACAACCTGTAGATCCAGATCCACCATTATTTCCTTGTGGAGGATCTACAGAAGGTGTGTTACCAGAACCTCCAGGTGCATTACCTTGTGAAGCTCCACCTCCACCAGAACCACCATCACCACCTGCAGCAGGAGGGTTATTAGTTCCATCACCGGCTCCACCACCTGTTGATGACTCACAAGCAAATGATGATATAGATCCTTGTGCACCATTACACCCTTGACCAGGTGAATTGCCACCTGTTCCAGCAGATCCACCACCTCCAATTGTTGCTGTATAAGGTGTATTTCCACAAACATTAATTTCAATATTTCTTAAACCACCAGCACCTCCACCACCAGCAGATCCATCATTAAATCTAGCACCTCCGCCACCACCTCCACCAGCTACAATAACTGTTTTAACAACTCTAGTTCCTGGTTGTGTTGTTACTGCTCCTGTAGATGTTTTAGTTGTTGTGGTACATTTTCCGAAAGAAGCGTTATTGCTTTTTCCGATTACACCACCGTTTTGATTTCCGCTGCCTCTTGGCATTTAAGTGTCCTCCTATGCGGACACCCAAGTTGTGCCGTTCCAATCGTAAACTGTTGGTGTTTCCGCTTCGTCGTTTGATTTAGTTGCTTCCCAACCTCTAGTGTTGTCAGCGTTATATTTATCCTCGTTCCATAAAATCATGTAAGACCATTCTGGTGTTGCTTGACCATCGTTAGTAATTGATGGAAATGTAACTGGTGCCTCCCAATCATCATTGTCATCTAATGACCATGATGCATGAGGTTGTTGTCCTAAAAATTTATCTTTTACAGGATCATATATCATTCCGATCCCTGCGTATTGTTTTCTAAAATTATTATTGTAAGAGGTCTGTTTCCAGATTCCACCATTAAAAAAATTAATACACCATGTTTCTCCGTCTTGGTGCATATCATTGTTACCAAGTATTCCATCACCTGCAGGAATATCATCACCTACAACAACCACTCTTTGTACTACTTGATGTGAATTTGACGTAAATCCAGTAGGATCCGTCATTGCTTTTAATTCTGCGAAATGTGCCATATTTTTTACTCCTCTTATATTATATAAAATAATTTTACTTTAGTCAATTAACTGTTGGTCCAATTGTCATTTTTTATAAAATCAAAAACTGTATTCATATCCCAAACACCCGGTGCTTGTTTAGGAATTGTAAGTGCTGGTTCTTTAAATAAAACTCTACCTGATCCACCATTACCACCCGCATATGAAGGTCCATTACTATAAAAATTTCCTTGACCACCACCGCCACCACCAGTATTTGCAGTAGCATTAGATCCAACTCCACTAGGAGAAGGGGCTCCAGCAGCTCCACCTCCAGGCCCGGCTGCACCACCAGTTGCAGAGGAGTTATTATCATTTCTTACACCACCACCTCCACCACCTGCATAAACAGTGGATGTTATAGCGTTTGCTTTACCAGCTCCACCAGCTCCACCATCTGGATAACCTGATCCAGGTGATCCTGCTGCACCAGCTCCACCACCGCCACCTCCTCTATAATTATTTCCAGGAGAGCCTGGGTTTGGTGAACTATCTCCACCAGCATTACCTTGACATGCTGTTGCAGAGCCTCCAGTAGCTGGAGTGCCAGCGTTACCCCCACCACCTGAACCTCCTGGATTATTTCCATAACCACCACCGATTGCTGTTTGCACTGAAGGTGCACATAAAGTAGAATTTGTTCCATTGTTTTGAGAACCTCTTCCACCAGCTCCTCCACCACCAACTGTAAAACTTATTGATGAACCTCCTACTACAGGAACAGTAGTGCTTTCTAACATACCTCCAGCACCTCCACCACCTGCTCCACCTTGTGGTCCAGAATTGTGATATCCACCAGAGCCACCACCAGCTATAATTGAAACTTCTAAAGTTGTTGTTGCAGGTTGAAGAGTTACTGATCCTGATGATGTTTTATCATGTGTAACTTCATCTTGAGAGGTTGCTGCTTGTACTGTATTTACAGGTCCAATTATTCCGCCATTGCCAGCCATAATCTAAACCTCCTACGCGTCGTCTATCGATTCATATGATACAAATAAATCTAGATCCGATGCTGCACCTGCCCCGCCTTTTAGAACATCACCTTCCATTAAATATATTGGTGTGTCTAAAACTACTAGCGTTGCATCAGCCGGAACTGATATTGTTTTTGCTAAGAAAAAAGTTCCAGAAGTATCAAAGTTTGAAATACCATCTGGAGTAAAGTTTGCTTTTACAACAGATATTGTTAAATCTGCTGCGTTAGTGCCATCAACGTTTGCACATGTAATTCTGTTTACTTTTACAATTTTATCAGAGGCTACTGTTAATAAAGTTGTAGTTGTAGTAGCTGAAAGGTTATATCCTACCGATTCACCTTTAATGCCTGTTACTGATACTATATTTGGATTTGCCATAATCTATCTCCTTTTATCCGAAAACGATTGCCATTGCAATAGCTTTTCCTGTTGTTGCTGGTGAAGAATCAAAGGTTAGTGTACCAACTCCAGTGGTTCCTGACCCAGAAACGCTATCTACCTTTAAAAATGTGCCTGCTGTTATATTTCCAGTAGGAAATTTAATCTCATATGACTGTCCAGCACTGTGTGGTGGACTGGTCAGTTTAATCCCATGAGAATTAGATTCACAGTTGAGCTGAACTGAGCCTGGATTTGTTGCACCCATGACCTCGATATTACCGGTTGCTTTTGGTCTTAATTTTAGACTGATATTAGTATCACCACCAACCGCACCAATCTGTGGACCATTCCCTGTTGCACCATTTGTCATATCTACGTGGTTTACCGCAGATGAAGTTGTCTCAAAAATCAATTGTTCGTTTGCATTCTCATCTCTGATACCGTGAGCATCATCGAAATCTATCATGAAAGAATTAGTGTCTAGGTTGCCACCAAGTTGTGGAGATGTGTCTGAAACGATTTCTGTGAGTCCTAATGCTATCTCTACTATGTCAGGGTTAGTTCCATCATTAGCTTTTGCAAAAACTATTTTATCTCCTTTGTCTGTAGCAGAAAAAGTTACAGAGCCTCCTGAACCAGTCACATATTTAAACTGAACTGTGTAAGCTCCTGAACTAGAATTTCTTAAAAAATAAAAATTTTGTGCATCTAATGGAATTGTTACAACTGCGTTACCAGACAAGGATCCAGTAAATTCTATCATTCTGTGAGACATCACAGCACCAGTTGACCCATCTGAAACAGCTAATGTTACTGTTCCACCACTTGTTAATGCTTGTTGAGTAAAGCCACCAGCTATCTGTTCTATGATTTGTAAATTAGTATTAGTCTTCGTTCCCCATGTACCGGCGTTTTCACCAGTTGCTTGAAGTTCTACACCCAAAGGGGTAAATGTTGATGCCATAAATTATCTCCTATGCAGCGTCACTATAACTTGTATTTGATCCAGTTGCAACATCCGAATATGTATCATTCGAACCTGTCGAAACATTACTATATGATGTATTTGAACCAGTGTCAACATCACCATATGCAAAGATATCTACAGCACCTATTCTAGATGTTATTGAGAAACCATCTAATCCAATGGTAATATCAGTTAATGATATAGACCCAACATTAGCATTAAATGATTGACCAGTTAATCCAAGACCCTCCTCTACTGTCAAAGAGCCTACACCAGATGTCATGCTCAAACCTGTTGGTTGAGCCACAGCTCCACCTAGACCTACAATTGAACCTAAATTAAATTCAGCTGATACACCTGATAAAAATACAACATCATTAGGTATTGTTACCGTTCCAAGGCTAGCGCTAAATGATAACCCAGTTAATTGTGCCTCTTGAGAAGAGGTTCCTGTAGCTGTTCCTTGTGTCGATGTGATCGATAGACCAGACAATATCGCTGTCTCATTTGGTGCTTTTGCGGTTCCCTGACTTAAAGTTGCATCAAGACCCGTTAGGCCTATAGTTAAATCGTTGACTGTTAAGGAACCAACAGCAGATGTTGTTGATAAGCCTGTTAATCCGACCTGCATGTCAACCACAGATACTGAACCAATTGAAAATGTAGCTGATATACCCTCCACCATGACAGGGATAAAAGCCTCACCTTGTGATAACGTTATTTCAAAACTTGTCGGTGTAATTATTTGATCAGGTACATCTACTGAACCAATATTAGATGTAATAGATAAACCTGTTGGAAGTGCGATAGCATCTTTGAGTTCTCCCCATTCACCATCGCCCCAAGCTTGTGCACCCCAGCCTACTTTTAAAGTTGTGTCTTCATCCCAGTAAGCCTGGCCCCAGGTGAATCGTCCCCATCCTGAAGTAGTCGACATGGTCGACCTCCTATGCTAATCTGATTATTGCGCTGCTTGAATCTGCTGTTGGAAATTCTATTTTGAATGTCCCGTTACTAGCTGTCTTATCACCACCAAATGCAATAACACAAACAGCATCCGTTGTTCCTGAACCACCATTTGTTGTTGTGTTATAAATCATTGCACCGTTTGCAGTGAAAGAAGCAGATGAATAAGTTACATCTGAAAAGTCTGTAAAAGCTGTTGTGCTAGTTAGTGATACACCAGAGTTTGTAA